TGGTTCGTCGTGTCAATCATCATCCGTATCCGTTCTATACGTCGGTTGGTTATCAGTTCCCTGCGTTCCCGAAGGTGCCAGCTGGTTCGAACTACAAGAAGGGTGGCGACTACTATCTTTCGGAGTTTGCTCCTCGACTGGCAAGAGATTTAGCCGAGTGGCTCGAAGGCAGTAATGCCAAGAGAGATCTCCGTGAAATCGGTGACTGGATGCTGGCATGGAACGTTGCAAACGGCCTTCGTCAATATAAGTTCCAGTATGCAGCGGTTGTAGCAGACATTGCCGATTGGTATCCTCAATACTGTAATCTCGATAGTCCATTCTACTATGGCACGAATGCTGTCGAGTGCATCTCGTACTTGGCAAACAACACTGATAGGTTAAAGCAGGAAGCATTCCTTGATAAGGTAATGGAGAAGATTTATGCCGATACAGGCGCCTACCCATACAACGCAGAGGATGTATGCTGCGACTTTATCAGATATTTAGAAAACTACGTCAAACCAGGATCAGATTATGATCATTTAGATCTTGACAATCTTTGGAATTCCAGTAATTTTATTCATCCATATGGTCGCCAAAAACCAATGCTGGAACTAGGATTGATAAAAACATTTAATGGAATTAAATCACACCCGTCAGACAATAAAATTTTATCTGACAACGGAATGTCTGAGATTGAATATATCAAGAAGGTAAAAGAGATTTATCCAAACGCCGTTGTTCCCAATAAATTCTTCTAGCTTCGGCCATTTTTAATTTTGTTTCTGGTGAATGTGATTTACCAGCCATGGCTGATTTGCCATACATTGGGTTCTTTTCTCCAGCAAATCTTCCTTTTTGAACTTTAGATATTTTCATCTTGTGTTCGTCAGAAAGTGACTTTCCTTTCCAATACGGGTTTGTTTTTGATGGATTATTATTTGTTTTCCATGCATGATTTTCTATAGATTTTCTGCCAGAAGCGCCTTCACCGCCATCTGTAAGATTTCTTAATATGCCTGTACCAAGATCTTTTCTTCCATACCATCTGATATATCTTCGTTCTAATGCTAATGCCCCAACATCAGACAAATTAGTTTCTAAAAATACTATTTTGGATCGATCTTTTGGCACAGGAATAAAATGGGATTGTTGCCGATAAGCTCTATTGTCTTTGCCTTTACCAATATAATATGGGGATCCATCATTTCTTAGGTATGCATAGACATAATAAATAAGCATAGCTGGTTCTCCTATAAGAATTAGAGTAGATGGGATGCCGGTCCGCGATCTACACTTGTATTTATCTTTTTTTTCGTTATGGAGATCTGTCATGAGCCACAATAAACATGTAATCGATGGTTATAACCAAGACGTAGGATATCGTAGTTGGGAAGAAGCCAAGGAATATTACCTTGAACTAGCCGAGACGTGGACTGATCCTTATCCGGATCCTGTAGTGACTGTGCATGATGGTGTACGGTGTGTTCGTGACGATTTGATCACAGGAACCAAGGTTCGTGGTGGTGACTGTCTGATCTCTCGTAGCAACGCATCGACGATTGTGTATGTTCAGCCACGTACCGGTCTGGCTGGTGTGTCGATTCTTGATGTGGCCAAGCGCCATAACAAGAAGGTGAAGTTGTTCATGCCATCGGCTCAACGTATCTCTCACCATCAGGCATGTTGCATCGAACAGGGTGCAGAGGTTTCTTTCCATCGTATTGCTGCGATGCCGAACCTGAACAAGATCGCCAAGGATTGGGCTGATCAGCACGAGGATGCTTTCTTCGTTCCTCTTGGATTGAAGCATGAACTGGTGACGGCAGGTATCGTCAAGACTGCATCAAAGATTGAAGAGCCGGAGGAAGTGTACGTTGCTATCTCGACTGGCGTTCTTTCGAGAGCGATGCAGATTGCATGGCCAAATGCCAAGTTCCACTCTGTGGCCGTTGCTCGCAACCTCAAGGCAGGGGAACTCGGCCGAGCTGACGTTATCTCAGAGCCATTGGCATTTACTCAACGCGAGAAGCCAGAAAACCTGCCACCATTCCCGTGCATCGATACATATGATGGTAAGGTGTGGAAGTACATTCCAAAGAACACAGGCCGAAATATCCTCTTCTGGAATGTCGGCAAGGAACCAGTCCTCAACGATCCCACCATCTACGATCGTGTAGATTCTTATCGTGACTGGCCAAAAAATGATGTACAATATAGACAGCTTGATATATAAGGGATAATATGAAGACTCTTGTTACGTCCCCTTTTACCCATGTCTCTTCCAACATTCATTCGCATCGGGCTGCTCAGGCGGCGATCTATGCGAATCAGCTTGAGGAGATTGGGTTTGATGTTCATCTAGATCGTACCGGTGACATCCATCCGGATATCAACTCTTTTGAAGAAATTTACGTCTACCACGGCAATGACTGGGGTGGATCGCTTAATCTATTCGGAGGGATGAAGAATTATGGTGGGATCGACAACCTGATCCGCTACTCGCAGTTTAAAGGCACTGTTTATTCTCTGTGGATCGATCACCCCAAGTATTCTGAAATGCTTGAGGTTCGGATGAAGGGTGACATCCATCCTGATTGGGCAAAGGTTGACTGGGAAAACCTGAAGCGTATCGAGAATACTGCTAAAACTGTTAAGCAAATTCGACCGACGCATCGTGTGGTTGCAGGTGATAGCCATGCAATCTGTATGTACCGCCCTGGTTGGTTCGTTAACTCAGTTCCTTTTAAGACACTACACGGTGCCTTAAAGGAAGGTCTGCAGTCCTTTATCTCTCCGAACCATGACATTGCTGAGTTCTACTTTGGTAACATCGATGTACGCCACCATCTGATGCGTCAACCAAATCCCGAAGAAGCAACACGAGACCTGGCAAATAGATACTATGATCAGCTTTCAAACCTTAATCTAGCCAAGGTTTATGCATACGAACTGCTTCCCATCGAGAATGAGTCGCGCGCCTTGCCGAAGACCGGCTACTACAAGGGCACCCCGTTCTATGGAGACTGGGCATCACGTGAAACGGTTCGTCTGATCTTCAAGGATGAGATGAAGAAACTGTGCGCGCAGGGCAATGTCAACTTCATTGAGTGGGTGGATTACCTTATGAATGATAAGGGTGAACTTGACTTTGAGCACATGGAGAGACCAAAGTCTGTGCATCTTTCACGAGCATCTTATCCACACTGGCAAGGCCGAAAGTGGTCTGGTCTACCTGAAAACAAACCCGCAACGTTAGAGGATTTTTTTGCATAATGAAAAATATTGAAGAAGATTATTTTCTGAAACCCACCGAGGTTGGGCAGATTGAATATAAATACAATGAGGGAGAATTGATCGATCAGATCAAAGCATATATAGATGCTACCTATAATCAACACTACTCCCGAAACAAATTCCAATCAACAGAGTTCATCATCGATTGCGGCCATGGCACTGGCTTCAACATCGGTAACATGATGAAGTATACCCAGCGCTACGGCCGTAAGGGTGACGCCGATGAATGGCGAAAGGACCTGATGAAGGTAATCCACTATGCAATCATGCAACTTTATGTACACGATCTAGAATATAAAAAGGATTAATTATGGGTATTGAAATTAACGTTCCGATTGAGAAGCTTCGTGCACGTAAGCTCTTTGTAGCTGCACCAATGTACGGCGGTCAGTGTGCTGGCATGTTTGCTCGATCGATTGCTGACCTCTCGGCTCTCTGCACACATTATGGCATTCAGGTTCGATTCTACTTCCTCTTCAACGAATCGCTGATTACTCGTGCACGTAACTATTGTGCCGATGAGTTCATGCGTTCGGGTGATACTCACATGATGTTCATCGACTCGGATATCGGTTTCAATGCCAACGACGTGATTGCTCTGATGGCTCTTCAGTCTGAGAATCCGGAAGATGACGACTACGACATTATCGCTGGCCCTTATCCCAAGAAGTGCATTAGCTGGGAAAAGATCAAGCTTGCCGTTGACAAGGGTTTTGCTGACGAAGATCCTAATAGTCTTGAAAAGTATGTTGGTGACTACGTCTTCAATCCTGCTGGCGATCGTGGTGAGATTCCTCTTGGTGAACCAGTTGAAGTTCTCGAGGCCGGCACCGGATTCATGATGATCCGCCGTAACACCTTTGAGAAGTTTGCTGAAGCCTATCCTCAGCAGATGTACCGCCCGGATCACGTTCGTACTGAACACTTTGACGGCACCCGTGAGATCATGGCCTTCTTTGATACTCCTATCTGCCCAGACACGAAGCGTTACCTATCGGAAGACTACATGTTCTGTCAGTGGACTCGTAAGGCCGGTATGAAGGTATGGTTCTGCCCGTGGATGCAG